AGGCGTCATTCTAAAAAGCCCTCGTTCGAATTCATCGGCTTGAATTGCGGCATGGGCGAACGCGGACTGTCGCCCAGCCGCATCTTGCCGCCGGTTGCGGCCCCAGCACGCAACGCGGCTTCAAGGTCATCCCACTTTTTCGGCGTCCATTTTTCGAACATCAGCGTCGCCGCCGCGGCGCGCGCATAAATGCGGCAGTCGAGCGCTTCATTTCTGTCGCGGCGTTTTTCCCAGCGCATCACGGTTCTGCCGGCTGTGGTGTGCCCGATCAGCTGCTCGGCGCACAGCTGCTCGAAGAACTCTTTGCCGTAAGCCGGAAAGTGGCAGAACCCTGCCGGCCACTCCGCTCCTTCCTCGGTGAAATCCGGCTGGCTCAACCGCAGGCAGCGGTAGAGTTCTTCCTTGCCGATCGACGTGTTCACCGGCCAGAGGCGGACGCCCGACTTGACCATGCGCCCGCCAGGCGTCATGTCGATGAGCGTGGGCGCGCCGACGAACGCGGAAATGTGCGTGTGGTTCTCGCCCTTGACTGCCATCACCGTGCCGCCGCCCATCTTGCGCACCCATTCGTAAACGCGCATGGTGTTGAAGCCGGAATCGACGGCCATCTTCTGGATGCGCAGCGCGCCGCCGTATGCGCTGGGGAACTCTTCATCCAGCAATTCGGTCAGCTTCGCCCAGACCTGTGGCTGGTTCGTGTTGCCTTCCAAGACGCGGTAGTCGACGGACCAAGAGATCCGGTTGCGGCCCCACGCGACGATCTCGACTTCGATGCGGTTTACCTGAACGTCGACGCCCGCCGTAAGCACGAGGCCGCCTTCGGGCACTTCGCCGATGACGTACATTTCGCGCCGCTCGAACAGCCGGTCTACATCCGGCACTTCGCCTTGGTCCGCCCACGGCAAGCCAAGGATCGTGTTGTAGAAGGCCTGCATCTTCTCAGGCGACGCCGACGCTTTTTCGCGCGTTCGCATGATCTGCGTCCATGAAAGCCAGCCTACCGGCGAGTAATAGCTGGATAAGTGGAAGCCGCGCGAGATGCCATCGCCCTGCGCGCTCGGCCGCCACTCGCCGCGTTCCAGCATCTCGGTCTTCTCGTGATCGAAGATTTCGCGGTCGCACTCCTGGCAGCGGTATGCCGCCTGGTGCGGCCGCGCTTCGGACCAATTCAACTGCTCGGGCAGCAGAATGATCGACTTCCCGCAGCGCGGACACGGCAGGTAGTAATAGTTCTGGTCGCTCGCTTCGAAGAACGTAGAGATGCGCGAGCGCCCAGCGATCGTCGGCGTCGACGCAATGAGGATCTTGCGCCGCCGGAAATTCGAGGTGCGAGCTATCGCCAAATCGCACGGCTCGCCTTCGCGGTCTACGTTCGGCGGATATGCGTCGACCTCATCGAGGAACAGGTAACGCGCCGCCATCGAGCGCAGCTGCTTGGCGCTATTCGCGCCGGCCAGCACCAGAATGCCGCCGAGGAATTCCTTCGCTAGAATCGTGTTACCGCTGTCGCGCGAACGGGGAGAGCGCACCAGGCTGCTCAGGATGGGCGAGTCTTCGATCAGGGGTCCGATCCGCTGCTTCGAATTGCGCTTTGCCATCGTCTCGGTCGGCTGCACGACCAGCATCGGGCCCGGCGCGAGATGGATCACATAGCCGATCCAGTTATTACCTGATTCTGTCGCCCCGACCTGGGAACCCTTCATGAAGACCACCCGCTCCCACGGCGAGTCGGCGTTCAAGGAGTTCATGATCTCGCGCAGGAACGGCGTGCGGTTGGTGCGCCACATGCCAGGTTCGGGCGATGAGCGCGTCGTGAGCACGCGGTACTGGTCGGCCCATTCCGAAATGGCGAGCTTCGGATCCGGCCGCGCGCCCAATCGGCAAGCCCGCCGCGTGATCTCCTCGGCGTCGGCCAAACCGGGCAGAGACGAGTGCAGCATCAGGGAGGGGGTCACTAAGTATCCTCCCCGGTCCCGCCGATCGTTTCTACGGCGAGAGAGTGCGTTTTTATCGATGGCCGAAGGTTTTTACGGGCGGTCGCCCGCAGCATAGCGAGTTCCTCGGGCGACAAGACTCGTTTCTGCCGCGCTCGTACCATTCGGATGGCTGTTTGGGCGTTCTCTAGGGGAATTCCCGCAATCTTTACGTCTTGAACGCGCCGCCCAGTTTCAGGGTGCGGTGAGATGTCGCCCATCCAGAGCTTGCCACCCAGCGCCTGCCAGCGCGACTTGATGGCGGGCGCCCCATCCGTCACCATCAGGCACAAAACGCCATCATCGAAGTACAAGTGGCCGCGCTTGCCGGGAATGATCCTGTCGCCGCAATCGTCCATGCGGGTTCTCAGCCGCCAGGACTGCGCGAACGATTCCACGGTCATGCGGCCAACTTCCCTTCGCTGAACGCCTGGAACACGCTCGTCAATTCGCCTTCGAGCATTTGCTGGCACTTCGCCGGATCGTTCTCGCCGGCCAAGAGCGCGCTGATCCGCGACGGGATGTTGAAGCACGCCTCGCGCAATGTTCTGAATTCGGTGAAGCGCGCCGACTCCACATCCGCGGTCGGGGTCAGGTTCTTGGCGCGCTCTTCGTAACGCAGCTTCTTGAGCAGCGCCTCGTAGATCTGCGTGCCGGCGCGGGCCTTCGCGTAAGCCGTGGATTTGGTTTCGTTCGGCAGCGGGATCTCAGGCGTCGGCAGATCGGGCAGTTGGTGGAGTTTATTGTTGTGGCCTTTTTCGTGATGCGTGGTGTCCATCCACTCCTGAACTGCCGCATCCTGATCGAACATGCCGTCGGCGCGCGGGGTCACGCGTCCATCGCGCACCGCTTTGCGGATCGCCATCGGGTCGCGTTTCAAGACTTTGGCAAGCTCAGCTTCGGTTATGACCGGCACGTTACAGCAGTCCCTTGGTGCTTTTGGATGTCATTCTAAACCGGAAGTTCCGTCTTGTCACGCGGGTAACTTGTGGAAAATGCGCGGGTTACGCTACCGTGGCGGTATCGCTGTGGTATTTACGGCGCAGAAAAAACCGCCCGGCTAAACTCGGAACCGGGCGGCGATAAACTGGAAAGGCGATTTATCCCCACCCATCGTAACGCCATCCGCTCAAGCCACGCTGGCCTTCTGTACAAGCTCGTTGAACACGCTCAGGCAGTCGCCGCACAGATCGCCGGGCGGATTCTTCACGAATTCGGAGCGTGGCACGTCGAACATCGCCAGATCGCAGTAGGAGTGCCAGCGATCGTCGAATAGCTCAAGGTGAAGGATCCCATCCTTGCGCTTGACGCGCAGATCGATTTCGCCCACCAGCCAGGTTTGCAGAAATCTTTTCTGGTGCAGAAGCATGCCGCGGCGCGTGCGCGCAGCCTGACAGAACCGGCAGACGATTTTCATTTCGCGGCCGCACTCGATGCAGATCAACTTGCAATTTCTCCTCGCCACATCTTGCCAGATGGGGGGTCCCAAATGGAAATCGGAAATCGAAAATGGCGAGCCTGAAGTGGAGGGTTACTTTTCCTCCAAAAAACCGGCCTGCGCTAATTCTCTCAGCTATGGTCATGCGGCTAACCCCTTTGTTTTCAACACGCACCTAACCCGTTCGTTTTCAACGCGATATGCCGTAACCCCAGCGCAACATGCTGAAAACACGTGGTTTCCGCGCCTGCCCGGCCGGCTCTCACGGGCGTTTCTGCCGGCGTTTCTGCTAAGTCGCTGATTCTTCATCCGCTTACCTCGCATTACACCTCTCCCGGCAGCATACCGCGCCAATCCGCTAAATGCACCTTATTTCACCCCTAAGTTATTGAAGACATAGGAAAAACCGCGTTTACGCTTGCGGTTTATGAAAAACAACGCAAGAAACCAAAACAACCCAACCGCCACCGTTAACCCAGCGCGCAAAAACCGGCCGTCGGGTTATGTACTCCACGAAAACCCCAACTACGTGGTTATCGCGACGCTCGAGACCGATAACCCCAAAACCGGAAACATGATTCAGATTTGGATTCTGCCGGCCGAGGTATCGCCCACGGCAGCAGTTAAAACCGGACATGACGACATCGTTTGCTTCGATTGCAAACATCGCGGCGACGGAAATGGCAAAAATCGCACCTGCTATGTAAAGGTGTTTCAGGCGCCACTGGCAGTGTGGAGCGCATGGAAGCGCGGCAAATATCCCGAGCTCGACATGCGCGATTACCGGTTTGTGTTCGCCGGCCGCAAGGTACGTTTCGGAGCTTATGGCGAGCCTGTCCTGATTCCGGTTGATACGATGCGCGCGATCGCTACGATTTCCGATGGCTGGACAGGTTACACCCATCAATGGCGACACGCGGAATATCGCGAGTATCGCGATTTCCTGATGGCGTCATGCGATTCAGAGGGTGACAGGTTCACGGCAAAATACAACGGATGGCGAACCTTTCGCGTGCGTACCGCAACAGAAGCACTTTGCAAGAATGAGATTCCTTGCCCAGCGTCCGATGAGATGAACCATCGCACCACGTGCGCTGATTGCCGACTTTGCAATGGCGTCATTCCTTCGGATCCACGGAAAGACATCGCAATCATCGTCCACGGTTCGGCCGCCGCGAAGTTTATTCAGATTGCCGCTTAAACTCCCCTGATGATTGGCCTATGGGGATAGGTCGAAACGCGCGTTTATCCCGCGCGTCGGGAGATACCCAACATGAAACGCATTAATACTTTTATCGAAGCGCTTGATTACGTCAATCGGCTGGGATTCGCTGGCAGTGGAAACATTGCCAACAGACAACACAATCTCTGCGATGTCACAGACAGTCTTCATACAGCGGCCGGCGAATATCCATATCGCGTCCAATTCCATCGAAGTCCATATGCGCCTAAATTTCCGTTTCTCGGAACATTCACGGTTATTGGCGCATGCGGCAGGATCGAACACGTGAAATCAGGTAAGTAGAGACAGCATGCATAAAATACCCCGCACGCGCGTTTAGCGCGTTCACAATCGATCAATCACCACGGCGCCGTACTCCACGGCGCCGTTTTTATTTGGCGCGCACGCTGGCGTGCGTACGTGCGGATTCGCCAGCTACCAGTTGAACCATTCGTAGTTCGCCGGCGACGCGATACGCCAGCTACACCCCACGTGCGCGATCTATCCCCACACAATCGCGCACGGCGCGAGATTGCACGTGATATCGCGACACACTCCACAACACAACACGGCCGGCCGCATAGCACGTCACGCGCGATCAGCGCAACATCCGTTTCACCCCGTTTCACCCAAAGCATGTCAATAGCATTTCGCCTCGTTTAACCCCATAACCACGCCAGGCGCCCAAATTCGGGGTTACGCCATAACACGCTCATTCTAAACGGACAGCGTCGGGGGATAGCATGCTGCGGAGGTATTGTCAAACCGGAGGAGTGAAACGTGTAAGTCATTCCTTTTCAAGGGATTGCGGAGGGAGTCGGCTGGCGTCAAGGATGGTCTGCAAGTCCTTTGTTATCAACAAAAGGTACTCCGCGGCCCTCCGGACGGCCGCGGGCTCCGCCGCCCGCACATATTTGCTAGTAAGTTTGCAAATCCGTGAATCTGTTAGTGTTAGCTTGCAATGCCAAGAGGCCGGCTAATTAGGATCCCGTCAGTGAAGCCCGGCGGGGGTTGACAAAACGCCGCGGTTTCAGGTCAGGATCACGGCGAGCACCCAAAGCGCGAGCCCGATGGCGACCAGGTCGAAGCGCGGATGCGTGAGCCCGAAGCCCCGGAGCGCGAAAAGCACGAACGCAATAATCATCAGGATCAGTCGTATATTGACCATGACGAAAACCC